ACCAAATTCACCACTAAATGATTTCCCAAGTCTACCAACTACTGCAAGAGCACCATTTAAATTTTTTGTTATTCTTGATTTTACTTCGGCTCTATAATCCGGATCTGTGAACAGTTTCAAAATATTTACATTACCAAGAAAAGGAACTGGGATGGTTACTAAACCATCAATTAATTTTCCAATAATTTCCAAACATTTTGCTAGAACATAAAGTTTAAACTCATATACAATAGCTCTAGCTTTAATTTCCCATTCATATTCGGGCATTGATAAAGCACCAAAAACAGGTTTTGTTATAGAAATTGGAAAATTACCAAGTAAATTATCAATTGATTTTAGTGTAGCTCTAATTTGATCTGCTAATTCTTTGTAACCAATAACAGTTAATATAGCTGGCAATGAAGCCATCTTTTTTAATGCTATAGCAAGATCGCCTGGCTTCGGTAAAAGAGTGTCTGGACAACCGACATCCTTAATTATATCAGAAGTGTTTATTGTCATAATTTATTATCCATTTAGAATAATCTTACTTGCGGTAACAATAGTTTTACCAACAGATGTTGAATTAACTTGGCCTTTAGAGTTGATAGTGACATCACCGGAAGATGGTTTTGTATCTCCAGCCGTTGTAAACGTAATTGATTCAGCATCAATAATGAAATTTTTACATTGGAATCTTATACTACCATCACTGACAATCTCAATATCACCATTGGAAGTTACAAACCAATTCCCAGATATTATTTCGGTTTTTGTATCTCCAATTCTTGTTACGGATTTACCAGTTATATCTTTAAATTCATTACCTTTGATTGTTGATGTATGTTTACCGCCGACTAAATCAGTCCTATCACCAACTACTTTTTCTATTAAATTGCCACCGGCACCCAAAACAAAATTACCACCAGCTGCTGTATATCTATTACCTGCAGTTTCTTCACTTACGGAACCGTCTACATTGACATTCATTACACCTTTTACTTTTAAATCATAATGACCATCAACTGTAGTCGAAAAACCATCGCACATATAATAATATGATTTACCGACAGAGTTAACTACAGTTCTTCCATCTTTATCAATCTCTACATAAGATCCTTTGGTGTGTGAAATTCGTAAACTTTCCTTGCCTGGGGTATCATTAATATGAATTTCATGACCACTACGTGTAATCGTTGCTTGATTATACGGATATTCGGCTTCGAAAGTAGATGGAGGGTGACGACGGTTATTTGTATCCGACATAATTTATCCTATAATTTAAAATATTTTTCAATTTAACCACCGGGTCTTGTTAAAGGAGGTAATCCAAGTTCAGCTCTTGTTATATTATTTTGCTCAAAAACACGTCTTGCTCGTTCCGCTGCATATATATCAGGATAATTTTCACGCATGTAATTTTCAACATCACCGCTTGTTCTGCTATATACACCTTCTCTTGCCCCGGCAAGTTGATATTGAGTTGCTAATCTATCATATTCCGAGGCATAAACAGATTGTGCTTGAGCAGCAGGAGCAGAATTTGTTGCTGCGGGAGTTTCAGCAGGCGCGGTATTATTTTCACTACTTCCTTGAGCTGGTCGACCAGCAAGACCTGCACTTAAATTTTGATCTTGTCTGGCTGCTACAGCTTGTGCCTCGGCAAATTCATCAACATCTGATGATACTTGTGAAGATACCAATCTTGCTTTTTTGATATTTGTTTGAAATATTGATTGTAGACCCGAAGCAATTGTTGGGATAAGAGCCGCAACAGTTGCAATTTTATTAGCACCACCGAATCCCGCACCAAGAATTCTTGATAAACCAAATGTCTGTGTAAAATTAAGACTACTGGATACAGCTTGTGATAATGTATTAAATGTAAGAGATCCACCACTTAATAATGTATTGCCGATTACACTTGTAAAATGATTTTGTGTTGCAAAAGAAGTATGTTCTTGTGCGTTTGCATAATTAGGTTGGCCGTTTCTTAAAGTATAAACAGATAAACCGGTGGCTGGATCATTCCATTCAATATACCCGGGATGTGGATCATTTTCAACGGTATAATATTGCTGAATATAATTATCAGGTGGTGTTTGTAAAATACTAGCTGAAGCAGGTCTTGATGATGTTGCGGTAGCTACTGCGGCTATAGGAGCGGTAGATACAGAATTTAGTAGTGTTTTAATTCCTAAATTTGCCGCACCTGAAACGGCATTACCTGCTGCAGTAACAGCACCTGTTGTCAAGTTAATTACATTATTAAGACCACCGGTAATTGTACCGACAATATTATTTAATCCACCAATTACAGATGCCATAGTAAAATCTGCGGCTTTAAATAATCCCTGATTAATAGGATTGACACCACAGACACTAATATTTAATGCTTTAATAAGATCTTGTATTGCTTTTACACCAGAGACAGCTTTATTTAGCATCCCCATCAATTTGAATAAACCTATTTTATTAGCAAACGATAAAATAGCATTACGGATAGCCCCAACCGCGGTTCTAACAATACCTGAAACAATTCCTTGGACAGTATTGCCAAGAAAATTAAATATCGAATTAACGGAAATAAGACTATTATTTAAACATGGTAATGATGATAATGTTCCGAGTGGGTCAACCGCTTTTTTAATGTCTAAAACATCGCTGGTATTATCTTTACTAGCAGAAGCTGTTGTTGGTAATCCTGCATTTGCCATATTTCTTTGGACAGCGGTTGTAACATTAGCACCTTGGCTACTGTTTACAGAAGAAATACTTGCGGTACCAGAATCAATATTTGAAATTGAAACTCTATTATCATTTAATGAAGAATATGGGTTATTAGGATTGCCTTGGGAAGATTGAGGAATACTACCAGTATTTGTATTAATTCTTGGTGCACCATTAAGAATTTCATGGTCTATAGGATCACCTGCTTTGCCAATTGATCCTATGACTAATGGATATTGAAGATCATTACCGTCGGCCCAGAATCCTACAACACGAGAACCAACCACCAATCCAACAGGCGCGGATCCTATTCTACCGATAGCAGCTGAAGTTACAGATTGTGTTACTTGTGCCCATGGTAAAGCGGAATCAGGTATATTGGTTCTATCATCGTGTCGACCATATACTCTAATTTTAACTCTTCCAGATTGATGAGGATCATTTACATCGACAACTTCACCAATCCAATATATCATATTTTGACCAAGATTTCTCTCAACCATAATTTAACCCTCTCGATAGCGACCTTTTAGACATTCTACAATACACGTATATCTAGGTTTTTCTGCGACAAGACCTATTTTATGATGAATTCTTGAAATAAGAAATTTACCGGATAATAATGGATCTTCCGTAACAGTACCAGTTGTAGCTGAATTATTTGGGAAAGTACAATTAATAGTAGAACCTGGTGTTAATACAAAATCTCCTGGTACTCTTATCTTTAATGCATTTTGTAATAGTAATGCTATATATGCTTCTAAATTAGGAGTGCCTTCAGGAATATTGGTTACAGGTCTTTGTGAATTATCGATGGGTATAAATGATTGTGGTGGTATTCTTGGTTTCAAGTATCTATTAGAAAATGTTCCTGAAACATCCGACCCAGTACCACCGTCTTTAAATTTAGTATCATTTGTTGGAACATCTATAATATTATATTCCCAAGTGGTAAAATTAAATGTTGTTACCCTTCTTGGGCCACCATAAGTTACTCGATCGAGTGATGATAATGCTGTAGGTACTTGATATGATAATATATTTCTATCTAGATCAGGACTTAGTACATTAACATTTATAGCACTAGATTGTACAAAACTTTTAACCGGACTTGTAGCAAATAAATTTTCAATTGTAACAAATTTGAATATTTGATTATCGCCATTTCTAGTTTCAAAAAATACATAAGATGATGATTGATTTTCAACTGATATGGATCTTGATTTTACAAGATTAATTGCTTTATATGGACTTAAATTACTTACAGGTAATATTTGTGGTCCTTTGGTTTGTTCCGTAATTATTTGTTTATCAGTATGAAGATATGTTTTTGCTATATCTTCAACTATCTGTGAATTTAATACGTTCTCATAACCTTTTTGTACGTATTCATTTTGTGCATACATGGCTTCAATACTGACACATTTCAGTACATACATTTTTGCTCTTTGATTTGGTAGTTGTTGACCTTCGCCACGTTCATAAAGAGCAAATTTATAATGTGCTTTAACATCACTTGGACTTACTAGATTAAATTCAACTAATTCATCACCAAGCAAACGCAAATTGCCGACAATATCTTGTGAGTCAAGAACTGTTATATCACAAACTATTCCTGGTGTAAAGATACTTTCATAAATTGATGCTGATACAAATGATGTTGTAAGTGTCAAAGAACCACGAGGAGAAGTTATAAGTAATTTCTCTACCCGTACATCACCAATCGAAATATTATTTCCCATTTATTTTAACAAGGCCTTTAGTTCACCTGCAATTTGAGTTGAATATTGTTTCTTTAAAACTTGAATTGACTTATTTTTCTCATTAATTTCAGCTTCATATTCATAATAATAAACTGGACTCCAATAAGTTGTTTCATTTACAGGAATATTATTTGTTATAAGAGTTGCATTGGTATAAAGTGTTTTAACTCGAGTTTCTCTACCCATTACATAATGGTAATCGCCATTTTCAGTTACATTACCAGATGTATGCTGAATTAAAAGTGGTGAAACACTTGTTTGTCCATTTGTTGCTATATACTCAACACTTTTTCCACAAACTTGACCACTTCCTATAATTGTATTACCATTATATACATCCACTATTTCATCCGTAACAAATGCAGGAGCTTCGACTGTATATTGAACAACCGCGTTTGTTGTTAGTTTCCAGTCAATCTGTTTACGTTTATAACCAAGTGGAGTCATGGAATAAAGAATATCACCATAAACTGGTTCATAAAATCGTTTCAGTGATGGATACAAACTTTGGAAAGTTATTTCAGAAATCGTACCCTCATTAATATACCAATTATTTCTATAGTACTTTATTTTTGAAGTAGCATTTGATAAACTACCATATTTCTTGATGATAAAATCATTAAAACTTGCTTGATCTAGATACCAATCATAATACGGGTCAATTACTTTATTTGTTATATGGAGAATCCAACCCAGATATTCATCTTGATAATAACGATTTGCTATTTCATCCGGATGTTCATTTTGTTGAATATCATATGGATAATAAAAGATAGGATTATTATAAACAGAATTAAGCGTTTTTACTCGTTCGGTAATGTTACGAACTGGAGCACCATTATATCTAATAATAGGAAATTTTTCGAAATATTTTTCAGCCATTCTTTAAATTCCTAATTATTGAAAAATTAAAGGTATTGGATATAGCATCAATGCCAGTTTATTAACGATCATAGATTTGACCTTCCGGTATTGGTGTTATAGCCGCCGGTTCACCACGATCATAGATTTGACCTTCCGGTATTGGTGTTGGAGCTCCCGGATTTGGTGTAGGTACAACTTGATTTGTTGTTTGACCTGGTCCTGTATTATTATTTGTTGGTGGTGTTTGTCTTGAATTTGTTAATCCCGGAACTCCCCAATGCCAATCAGTAAAGGAAAAAACGACTTTAACAACCATAAGGTTATTTTTATCGTTCCAAGATAATCCTACATTACCTAAAGAACTTGGAAAAGCTTCAGTAAGTATTATGGAATTAATTGGTAGTCCTTCATTATTATATACCAAAATTTCAAAATTAGGTGCGATATATTCGCTTTTATAACGAGCAACATACATACGATCCGTATCAAAATTAAATATTTGATTTATCCAACTACTAAAAAATTTCCATATTCCATTTTGTTTGTCTTCAATAAATGAAATGGATATATCATTAAAATTTGGATTTATGGGAGTTTTTTGTTGTGGGCCAATACCGTAACGAAAAGAATTTGCAAACTCAAAAGAAACTCCTGGAATTTCAATCGAAGATGCTCTAAAAGTTAAATCTTCTTCTCTATATGAATTTAAGGAAAAATCAGGAGAACTGCCTGTTGGTTTACTGATTTTGATCAAAAATTTGTTATTCTGTAAAGTACCACGTTCATTAATTTTTGTGGAAAATTCAGCTATGTTAAATCCAGTCATTAGATCATACCTCTTGAATCTTTCCAGACTTGTTCTTTAGTTGCTTTCTTGAATTGCTCTGTCGGTAACATTAATGCTGAATCC